AGGTGCAGAAGCCGGGGCTTCGAGGGCCGACTGAGCAGAACCCAGAGGGCAACTGGGGCTACATGTGGTGGAGGTACGAGCGTGGCGTTACCCACTGAATGGGACGAGAAATGGACGGACGAGTATTGAGCCATGACAATCCTCAACACGGGCTTTGATGCGACCAAGGGCTACCGTGGCAGCGGGCAGGACTTTGAATGGCAGAAGATTGGATCGCGCGAACTGGCTGAAGAGCGCATGCGTATGGAAATGCAGTTCTACATTCCGGCAGAGTACAGGGGCTGGCCGCACATGATTATCATCCGTACTCCGCCATACTGGGCTGCCGCTGCCGGTCAGGGGTACGTCAATTGGAGGTATCGGCCGTGAAGAAGCGGTTGTGCGACGAGGCGGCCTATGGTGCGATCGGGGCCGTGCTGGCCCTGATTGCGATCATCAGCGTGATTGGGCTCGTGGACGCTGTGGTGAGGGCGATTGGATGAGAGAATGGATCAGATCAAAGTTATGGGCCCTGTCGGATTGGCTGTTCAATCCCAGGGTGCAGATTGGCGGGTTCGAGTGGTTTATGCCCCCCACAATAGGGGCCCGGCAGCCCGATCGGTATAAAGCAACTGAGCGGGCAGAGCAGGCGGCGAGTAGAGCTGTGCCGCGAAAATACCTGGAACTGAGGCTGGTAGAGTTCACTATCACTGATCCAGTTGACCCGACACAGCACGATCCTCTGGGCGAGCGCGGCACAGTATCCTGGAAGTACACACCGGAGGAGCCAAAACCGAAAGTTACAGTCACTGACGGCGGTGCGCTGAAGCGAGACTCGGCCGAGGTGTCGGCGTACAGGAAGCGGAAATAATGGACAGCACCAGGCGCACATTCATCAAGGCTGCCGCCCTCCCTGCGCTGAGCATACTCTCGTATATTCGCGCTGGTCCTGAAGGCGATGGGCTCTTTATGTATTGTGGTAAGTGCCGCAAGCCGGTGCTGCGGTTTGTGGGCAACGACATGGGGTCTCTGAAGCAGATCAAGGCGCGTCTCAAGGCAGATGGCGTGATCCGGTCGGCTGATTGGGAGAGTCTGGACGATCCCGCGTATCCGAAGTACGGGAGCACGTCCCGCCCATGTCATCATTGTGGGAAACCGTTTAAACTGACGTTGAATCTACTGAGGCCACAAGATGGATAGACGAACATTCCTACTTGAGGCAGTTACAGCGATTGGCGCTGCTGTGGTCGCGCCCCTGGCCAGGTTATTTAAGCCGGACGTGAATACTACACCGATCGAGCCAGCGTATACGGTGCTGACCGACAGCCTGACTGCGGGCGCGGGGCCGCCTGTTGAGGACGAGATATCTCTGGAACAGTTGAGGCTAATTGTGCGAGAGTTAAAGAAACACAAGGCGCCGATCATTTGGGACGGAAAGATGTGTTGGTATCAGGAACCGGACCCCAGCCCTGAGGGATAGACGGGCCGCGGAAAAGCGGAGTGATGCCGCGTCATTAAGGGCTGAGAGATGTACGGTGGATCCCGAGCAGTACTCAGCGCCGACCAAATTAATCCTCCGCAGCCAGAGGTCGTATCATTGCCTGAGTGCCGTTGCCTGCACAGCCCGGTTGGGCATCCAGGTGGACGAGCGAGAAGTACAGGAACTCCTTGCGATTGATCTGGAGGGTGGGTGGTTCTGGGGATTAACTGGAGATATGTATGTCTGCACCGAGACAGCCGTTAAGGCCAAGGTTCGAGGAAAAGGTACAAAAGACGCCGTTTTGCTGGATATGGCATGGCGTGAAGAGCCGGGAGGGGTACGGTAGGGTATCGTATGAGGGGAAGATTGTATTAGCTCATCGTGCAGCCTGGTTTCTTGCGTATGGTGAATGGCCGGACGGTATTATTTGTCATACATGCGCCAACAAGAAGTGTGTGAATCCAGGGCATATGTACATCGGTGATGATGCCACGAACGCGAGCGACGCGGCTGCCTGTGGGGTGATGTCGCATCCGGTCATATCGGATTGGGATATCCAGCGGATCCGGTTCTTGGGGAGCAGGGGGTGGAAGAATGCCAATATCTCCAAACTGGTCGGTGTGTCTGTGTCTCATGTGCACGGGGTTATAAAAAGGGAGCGGAGGGCTGGATGACAGCCAAACCGAAGACCGATCCCAACGCCAAGGCGCCGCTGTGCAAGATATGCGATAACAAGCACTTTGGCGTGAAGCACATCTGGACGAAGAAGAAGAGGGCGAAGAAGTGATCACATACGACGACTGGCTGCTGGGAGAGGAGGCCTATTGGCGTAAGGTCTGGCTGCTCGGCGTGCGAGAGTGAGGAATGCGTGGCGAGGGGAGTGATGTGAGTGAGACGATTGATCTGACCCTGGACGAGGAAACGGGCGAGATGCGCTGGCGTGGTGAGATCGTGAACCCGGAGAGCGAGTCCTACGAACTGCTGAAGGATGTCTTGATGAAACTCAAGGCCCGCCAGGAGCAAGAGGAAGGGAGGCCGGTGAGCACGGTATGACGTGTACACGCTGCGGCAAGGACAGGGAGATTGTGCTGAAGCTGAAGCGAACCACGCACTCCTCTGATATTGAAGAGGAACTCAGGCTTCTCAATAACGTAGAGGAGCGGCTGTGCCGGCCATGCGCGGAGAGCCACATTGCGGACGTGAAGTGGTCAAGCGTTATCCGCTCAATGCCTTACGGCGAGAACCATGAAGGCCCGAGAGTGATCTGGAGATGAGAGATCCCGAGCACCACAAGCTGACTCGACGCGAGCCAATGACTTCGGAGGATCTTGACAATTCAAATACACTGGTCTGATTGCGGATTGTATGATGACCCGGAACGTGTGTGTGATTGTGGCGCGCCTATAACTGACAGAATATCTGTGTCATTGCTGTATCGTTTCGCTTGTATCCTATTCGCGCACGTGAGAACGAACGCTCTTCTCTGGTTAACCCACGCATTTCCTCCAAGAAGAAAGCGGGTTGAACCAGCGGGATGATTCTGGTATAAAACTGCTATTGTGTGGATTCCTGACTCGATCAGGGCCTCACAAAATCAAATTTAGGCCCTCTCGGAGGGTCTTTTTTTTGCCTGGAGGCAAGCATGGAAAACCCGAATGGCCGTAAGCCAATACTGTCGCATTCCACCAAAGACACGCACACGATTGGTCAAGATCACGTCCAGTACCGGAACAAGACGAACAGCCGGAGCGATGGCAAGCATCGTCCGAAGCCTGCAAAACCTGCTGGTCCGCATAACCCGGATGGGAAGGGCGCCGCCGATCATAGAAAGGGTATTGGCGGATACTAATCCCAGGAGGTTCCTGTGGATGCGCTATCAAAGCGGGTTACAGATATCTGCGTGGTGCTGATAACGGCCGCAATCATCTGGGCCGCCGGTACGATAACCCTCGCTGCAAGCGATATTGACGTGATGCAGCGTGATGTCACCGAGATCAGGGATACTCTCAAAGGGCAGGAGACGCGGATTCGCGCTGCGGAACTCGCGATTGCCCGGATGGAGGGTCTCAGCCCGAGGGAAGGCTGATGAGTGCAACCGTTGATCTGATATCTGCAGTGGTCCTGCGGGTTCTACGGGCCTGCAAGATCCTGCCTCCAGCATCCGGTCCTCCCGCAGGCTCCGCAGCCGAAACTCAGAGCAAGTGGCTCCTGAAGCGGGCCGAACTCAACACCAAGGACCGCGGCGTCCTGGAGGCGTTCGAGGAGGCCAGCAGGGATCCAGGCCTTCCCCAGCAGATCACTCAGCACAGGCTGGCCAAGATGTTCGAGTCGGACCCGGTTCTCCTGAAGCGGGTAGCGCTCCTCATGGCCTACGGCTTTATCGCCTCAGTCCAGGAGGGCAGACATCCGGCCTGGGCAATCACCGATGAATACGAGCCCTGGATGCCAGGGCCACCTCACCCCCATACCCAATTTCAGAATCCCTGATCGCCTGATGCGCCCTCAAGCTATGCGGCGGAGCGAGTATCATCCCCCAGGCCCGCCGCTCAGGGTCCTATGGAGAGATAGATGAGACGAAAGGTTGCGCTAATCACGACACTTACAGATGACGCAAACGGGGTTTGTGTGGACCAGCAGATAGCTGCTGCCGGCGCACTCACTCTGGATGGCGCTCTGGTCGGGAGTAACATCGCCAGATTACCGACGGCTCGTAAATTGACGATTGAAGGGACAGGCGATAATTCCCTTGTCACATTCACGATTGTGGGTACTGACGCTCAACGCAGGCCACTCACCGAGTTGGTGTATGGGGCGAATGCTGGATCGGTCACGACGGAAGGGGAGTTTCTGACGGTATCGAGCATTACCACTAGCGCGGCTGTTACCGGCAATGTCGAGGTGGGCTGGATTGCAGCGAATGACCCGAATTTAGTACCCGACACAGATGCCGTTTGTACGGACCAGACCACGACGTCGGCCACGACCCTATCGCTTGATGGCGCGTCTGTGACGACCGGTACGGCAACCACGGCCGGCTGGGCGCAGCGCCTCTCAATGGAGAGTGCCGCCGATCTCTCAGGCGTCAATGTCACAATTGTGGGATGGGATGCCGATGGGGAGCCGCGGACGGAAACCGTTGCGCTGCCCAATGAGACCACCTCATATTCAGTGCAGTACTGGACAGAGATCGATTCCCTCACCGTCGATGGCGCGGTTGGTACGAACGTGGAGATCGGGTTCACGGCCAGCGATGGCGCGGTCAGCGCTACCCTGGTCCCTGAGGAGCAGGGTTACCATCATGACCTCTCAATCCAATTGACTGTCTCGGGCACCATGACCATTACCAGCGAGTACACGACGGAGCGTATGCCGGCGTTTAGCAATGTTGAGCCCACCTGGGAAGACATCACTGGGTTGGCGGGCGTGACCGCTTCTGTATCCGTGCTCTTGGCGCGGCCAATTGGCGGGATGCGCACTCGGATATCGGCCTATACGAGCGGGACCTGCGAGACGGAACTGCTGCAGGACTTGGCGGCGTAAATGGCATGGAAGGCGGACAAAGACTCAATCACTGTCGATCTGGCAGCGGGAGACCAGCAACTTACTGAGAAGCCCATCAAACTGCACGGGATCTATATTGATGAGAAAGTGGTGGGTGACAGCGTTGTCCAGGATGGTACCGCGACGAACGTGCCGGCGGCGGGTTCCATGACAATCCCGGACGGCTCTCTCCCCGGTCGCCAGATATCTGGAGGAGATACCGAGTTCTATCGCTACCTGCAGATCGTTTCAGGCGGTTCGGGCAAGATCACGATTTTCTTCTACCAGAAGCTACAGCAATGACAGATGACGCATATCCAGCGGTAGATCCGGCCAACGTGATCACCAGTCCACTGGATAGCGAGGGCAATGTACTTACAGCAGACAGTGATGCAAAGGAAGTCCTTTGGGCTGTACTGCGCGAACTCAGATTACTGAACGTCCGGTTTGAAGAGGCGTTTGAGACACATATCAGCGAGGCTGACATCAATGAGAATTGAAGGACGTAGCGGAAATATTGTTGAGGTCGATGACGACGGGTATCTCCAGAGCCGATCGATTATAGAAGATCCATTTATGCGGGCCTCAAGGCAGGGTAAGGCGTGGACGTTCGAGGCGCCGACCATCGACATTGACGCAGGGGATACTATCCTTTTTATCAAGAACACGGCTGATGATTCACTGTTCCTGCACAGCATCTTACTTAACGGATCCAACGTGATCTGTGAGTACGATCTTGGACTTGGCAAAGCGACGACCACCCCGGCGGGTACAGACGTTGTACCGCAGAGCACGAACACAGAGTTCACCAAAGACTCTGAGACGAACGCCAAGACGGATGAGACTGCTGTGGCAACAGCGACCGTCATGATGCGGTTTTGGACGGTGGTGGCGGGCACCGGTGCGCAGCCGCCCGAATACTCGCTTCACGGCCTGATCCTTGGCAAGAACCACTATGTCCAGGTGAACCAGGTCACGGAGTCCACATCGGGTTCGGTGTTAATCAAGGCCTATCGCGAATAACCAGTTTCCAGGGGAAGTGACGCCCCCGGCATCAGCGTCACACCTACTTACCTACTTTCGGAGAAAGAGAAAATGGTTGCAAAGAGAATTGGCGCTAACCAGTTCGATGTGAACGAGGTTGCAGGCGTCACGATGACAGTTGGTACAGAGGCAACGAACGTGATCAACGTGGTTTGCCAATTGACCGACACGAACGGTGATGACGTTGCGGTTGGATGCGCACTGCTTGCGTATCTATCCGACGATGCGGCTGGTGCAACGGCTGGTACAGCTCATAGCACTTCGCCGGCAATCGGCACGGACGGTTTGATCAACATCCTGCTGACTGACCTGGCGTGGCTGGTGACGTTTGAAGACGATGGTGATGCGGACCTGGACTTCACGGACAGTGGCGCGCAGACCGTCTATCTGAATTTCGTCTTGCCCTCTGGGCTGGTCGTACACAGTGGCGCGATCACTCACGCTGCATAAGATCTGATCCGCCTATGGTGGAAACATTTGAGGGGCTGTCTTCGGGCAGCCCTTTTCTTTAACCCGTAATAAGGCAGGCAGCACGCCTGTCTGTCATTTATAAACGGAGGTACCCATGCGGTACGAACCCGGAACATTTGGAAAAGCAGTAATTGGCGTAGGCGCCCGCTTCATCCTGGGCAAGAACGCCGTCATTGATATTCAGCAAAGCGATGGCACTTTTACGACCATTGACCTGCTGGAACTGGCAGCAATCGACTCAATCGGTGCTGCGGATCTCGCGAAGATCGACGGGATCACGAATGGTACGCAGGCGGCTGGTAAGGCTGTTGTGGCAGACGCCAACGTAAATACTGGGGTCTCGAAGGTCACGGAACTCCATATTGGGGCGTCCGGCTCTGAAACGCAGGTTACGTCAACTGCGGCGGAATTGAACCTACTGGATGGCCAGATTGCGAGTGCCGTGCCGGTATTGACAGCCGGGGCGGCGACTGACGAGATGGATATTACCATCACGGTCAAGGACGCGGCCGGCGCGACGATTGCAGATAGCCATCATTTGGAAGTCTGGATCACCGATGATGCTGACGCACTGACGCTGACGGGTACTGCGGCAAGCGGCGCCCTCACAGCAGTTGATGGCGGCATCTTGTCTGTGCTTACGGCGAAAAAGCACATTACCTGTGTTACGCCGGCAACGGGCGTTATCAACCTGTCTCTCGTGGATAGCGCGAACACGGCAGGCGAGTATGTGGTAGTCAAGCTGCCTAACGGCCTGTTCTCCATATCTGCCGCAAGCGTATCCGGCAGTTACGAAGGCGGATAATAGTACACAGCTTCCCAGGGACGGCCTCGGCCCTCCCTGGGGTGCCAGACAATTACCCTCAACAGACGGTGATTTATGGACTTTGAACGCAAACCGGAATTCGATCGTCCGCCGGAAATAACGGACGACCGCCACTGGGCGTGGATCCTACTGGTAGTAGCGGGGACCAACGCGTCCGCGGCCGCCCGCGAGGTGGGTTATACAGAGAAGTACTCGAAGAATCAGGGCCACCGGCTCCGAAGGCGGTATAAGGAGGTCCTGGAGAAACTGATCAAGGAGGATCTGGACTACCTGGAGTCCAATGCACACCGGATCTTAGCTGCAACTGCAGCGCTGGCTTATTCAAATATGGACAATTACCTAGTCGAGGTATTGATTCCAGAGGAAGTCGATGAGGACGGCGTTGTTATTGAGAGCGCCCGGAGGGAATTCAGGTTTAAACCGTGGGATGAGATTGATATCGCAGACAAGGCCGCAATTAGGAGAATTGAGACCAAGCCTGATGGGACCATTAACATTTGGTTGCACGGGAAGGAGAGGCCGCTGGAACTGCTGGGCCAACACGAGAGCCTTTGGGGCAAGGAGATTGGCGAGAGAACGGTAGTTCACCTCAACAATCATTACGGCCCGGATGCGCCGACGTTCCCAGAAAATGTTGGCTAAGGACTATTTCCCGATACGCCGGGTAGCGATGAGGACGGCGGCCGAGGTTAGGGAGCGATATATCAACTATATCGCCCTGCCCACCGCAGAGAAGTTTCACGCGCAAACAGGGATTAACCGGTTTGTCATGGGCCATTTTGCTAGCGGCAAGACGGTGATGATGATCCAGGAGCTGATCCGTGAGGCGCAGCTCCAGCGGATATTTTTGCAGCGCCGATGCTCTCGCTTTGCGATTATCCGTAATACGTACCCACAGCTCAAATCGACAACGATCAAGACTTTTCAGCAGTGGCTACCAGAGGATATCTGCCCGATCACCTATGGCTCGCCAATTATTGGTCGGTATCGCCATGGCATGCCGGACGGCACGACGATCGATATAGAGTTTGTGTTTATCGCGCTTGATAAGCCGAAACATGTGGCCAACCTGCTTTCAATGGAATTGACGGGCGCCATGATCCATGAATTCCGAGAAGTGCCCAAGGCGATTGTTGATGCGGTTGGTGGCAGGGTAGGACGGTTTCCCGCACCCAAGGACGGGGGCTGGGCTCGTAAGTTCGTGATAGGGGATTCAAACCCGCCGGACGACGATCATTGGATATTCACCTCGTTTGAAGATCCGGAGCATGATCTATACGTAGGGGATAATCCGGACTGGTGGCTTTTTAAGCAGCCGCCAGCGATTGTTAAGGGCAGGAATGGCTGGGAGCCAAATAAAGGCCAGGTCCAGGGGATACCGCCCGCAGAGAACTGGATCAATGTAGAAAACCTGGAGATCGGCCAGACATGCACTCTGGAGGAGGCGTCTTTCAAGTATTGGATGGACATGATCCCGAACAAGACTGCCCAATGGATCAAGGTCTATCTGGAAGGCAAATACGGCACCATCTCAGATGGCCTGCCGGTATACGGCGATCACTGGGGGGGCGCATTTCATACCTCTGAATACGACCTAGTCCCGATAAAGAACAGGGATATCTTTCTTGGATGGGACTGGGGGTTGTGCTATGACGATCAAACGGAAGTACTGACAAGGGACGGCTGGAAACTGTTTAAGGACGTTGACGAGAAGATTGATACCGTTGCGACCCGGGACCCGAAGACTGGGCGTATGTCATACACGGGCATCAATTTCAAAGTGGACAGGCAGTACAAGGGGCCGATGCTGCAGTGCGAGACCCAGAACGTCAATTTTTGTGTTACACCCGAGCATAGGATTCCTTATACGAAACGGGATTACCCGGGGGATGTGAGGTTTGCAGAGGCAGGGTGGGTTCGAGATCATTCTACAGCGCATTTGTATGTCGATTTGGTTAGTGTATGGGAGGGGAAGAACCCGCGAGAGATATTCGGGATGGAACCGCATGTGTTTGCTGGGTTTATGGGGATTTATCTATCAGAGGGGTGCGTAGATAAAAAGTATGGCCGGATAATTATTTATCAGAATGTCCGGGATAGAGAAATTCAAGAACTCCTTGACAGAACTGGTCTGGTCTGGAAGTACTCCAAATACGGTAAGACTGGCTCTTGGCGGTTGAGGAACAATAATCTGGCAGATTTTCTCAGGCCTCTGGGGAAATCATATGAAAAGAGAATTCCAGGAATTGTTCGGGATCTCTCTCAGGGCTGCCTTCGAGAATTTATTCGATTCTTCACTATTGGTGATGGTCATATTCGAACCAGAAAGAATGGGTCTTTAGAACATGTGTGTTTCACAACATCATTAGTAATGGCAGGGGATTTAGCAGAAATCGCACAGAAGATTGGCTGGTACACATCCCAGACGGTGGTACAGCCGCAGTCAAGTGTGATCATGGAAGGGAATACTGCCAGGGTTATTCAGTCAAGGCGTATTGGGTACGCAATCATATTTAAGAAGAAGGCGAAGCGAGCAGAGCTGCTAAAGACGGCATGGAGTGAAGTCGAGTACGATGGCCGGATATATTGTCTGAACGTCCCCTACCACACTCTATATATCAGAAGGAATGGAAGGCCGTCTTGGAACGGGAATACCCCAGCATGTATTGTTGGGCAGATGATGCCAAGCGGACAACTCCGAATTCTGGAGGAATTCTGCGCTACCTCGATGGGGCTACGGAATTTCGCTGAGAATGTGGTCAGGCCGGTTATCTCGACAAAATATAGAGGACGGAAGATACAGTCGGAGGGTGATCCATCTGGGCGCAGCAGGGATTATGAGGAGCACGATGCTTTTCAGATTTGTAATGATGTGTTCAAGGCGGATAGGGGCGGATTTTTCACCAACCCGTCTTCAACGAACGATTTGCGGCCGAGATTGGAATCTGTGCGTTTCTTTCTCAGTAGGACGATAGGGGCGGGCCAGCCAGCATTTCTGATCGACCCGCGCTGCAAGATGTTGATTCGGGGCTTTGAAGGGCATTACAGATACAGAATGATGCAGATTGTGGGTGAGACGAAGTATTACGCGACCCCAGATAAAAACGCCTGGAGTCATCCGCATGATGCGCTGCAGGCGCTGTGCCTAATGATCAGCCCTGGGACGGATCAACGGACAGAACTCCCGTTAATGGGACAGGCGCATGCACGGCCATTGGATAAGGTGACTAATTTTTGATTACCGATCATGAAGTGCAGTTGCTGCGGAAGGACAAGTCCAGAGCAATACGACTCGGCGAGCGCCTCGCGGGCGTTATCGAGCAAGCTGTCTATGACCGTCTGCCGTTCGAGGCCCGCTGGCTTGAGGATTTACGTCAGATCAACGAGATTATTCCCACAGTGGGCAAATCGAAAGATGACGTTTTTGCTCAGACGGGAATAGGCCGGGCGAACGTATTTGCCAATATCACACGCCCGAAGACAGAGACGGCCATCGCCCAGCTCGAGGAGATGAGCATACCCAATGACGACAAGAACTGGAGCATAAATCCGACACCGGTGCCCGAGATAGCCGGCGAGATGATGAATAACGAGATCGCGCAGAATGAACGCGGTCAGACCGTCGAAAACCCCGAGACAGGCGAGCCCTTCACTTGGTCCGAAGTAGCGGCCAAGACGATGGAGGAAGCTACCGACAAGGCCAAAGCGATGAGTCGGCAGATCGAAGACGATCTGGTTCAGACGCAGTTCAACGTGGTGCAACGTCAGGTCCAGAAGAGCGCGGTGATCTATGGCACAGGGATAATCAAAGGACCGATCAAAGAGGAGCGGATCAAGAAGAAGTGGCGGCAGCGCAACTACGCCGATCTGGATGATCAGGGCAATATCGTTGGCCGAGGCAAGGATTGGGTCTTGGATATGGCCACGATCTCTCAGCCAGGGGCGGGCGTCGTGGATATCTGGAACGCATTCCCAGACCTCTCGGCACGGACGCTGAAGCAGTGTGAGTACTTTCTGGAGCGTTCCTACCACGTCAGAAAGTCGCTGGTGCAGCTCCAGCACATCCCTGGCGTAAACCTCGAACAGCTCAAGCTGGCGATTGAGCGGGGGCCTGGTGAGTCGCAGACCCATGGCAGCACGTACATTGACCGGATGCGCGAGATCAATGGACAGATCCGGTTGATGAGCGATAACCGCTATGAGCAGTGGCGGTATCACGGCCCGGTTAATGGCGAGGACCTGATCGCAACGGGTGCCAGCATTTATGGTGACATGAGCACGTCCCTGGACATGCAGGATGCCATTATCTGGATGGTGGGTAGTCAGCCGATCCGGGCGGTGCTGAACCCACTGGATTCAAAGGAATGGCCCTACGGCATCTTTGTATGGGAGGAGGACGACGCATCGATCTTCGGATTTGGCGTACCCTATCGAGTGCGCAATCCACAACGGATCATGAACACGTCCTGGAACATGCTTCTGGACCATGCCGGCCACATCGCGGGCCCGCAGATTATTATTGACCGCAAATTGCTGGACCCTGTTGATAAGCAATGGGACAACCTGCACCCATTCAAGGTCTGGCAGTTCAACGCGAAAGAGGCGGGGCCCAATCTCAAACCGGGCGATGTCTTCCACTTCGCGCAGATCGATTCCAATCAGGAAGCGATTGCGAATATATACGATATGGCCCGACTCCTCATGGATGAGGTCAGCCAGATTCAGACCCAAAATCAAGGGCTTGGGCAACAACAGAACAAGATGGGCGCGGACACGCTTGGTGGCATGATCCTGCTGCAGAATCAGAGCAGCGTGACGACCCGGCATCGCGTCCAGATGTGGGATGACAACATCATCAAGCCGATCATTACCCGGTTCTACGATTATGAGATGCAGTTCAACCCGAATGACGAGATTAAGGGAGACATGGAAGTCAATCCGAGAGGGACCTCGGCCCTTCTCGTCAAAGAACTGCAGACCAAGAGCTTGGTTGAGATGGCCAAACTGGGCGAGTCGGAGATCTACGCGCCGTATATCAAGCACGATGAAATCCTGAGACGGCTGCAGGCATCACTGCGCATCGAGGGCGAGGGCGTGGTCAAAAGCGAAGATGAGATCTCCCAGGAAGAACAGCAGGCTGCACAGCAGCAACAGCAACCGAGTCCGGAGGAGGAACTCAAGGAAGCGGAACTGGCGATCGATTCAGCCAGGGTCCAACTCGAGCAGCAGAAACTCCAAGTCATGGTGCAGCTCGCTATCCAGAAGATGGAGCATGAGGAGCGCATGGAGATGTTTAAACGTGCCAAAGAAGAAGGATTGAGTGATAAGCAACTCCAAGCCAAACTCTCCGAAACAGCGCTCAAAGAGTACAACACCAATGAGCGGTTCAAGGCTGAGGTTGATATAAAACTAAGGGAAGGCCAGACCGCCAATTACGGGCTGGAGGCGGCATGAAGGATGCAGTGACCCTTTATCTCAAAGAGGTGTATCGCGGCGTCCTCTTGAACGATGACGAGGTTTGCGCGCTGGCCAGGCGCCGGGATGAGGGGGATATAAGCGCCCGCAATGAGCTTGTTGAGAAAAACCAGGGGTTGGTACAGAGGTGGGCACGGAACTATATACGGGCCATGCGCCATCTCCAGATGATCGATCTGATTCAGTACGGAAATATCGGCCTGATGCGGGCTGCAGATCTATACGATCCGGACCGGATCAACGCCCAGACGGGAAAGCCCTTCAAGTTCTCTACTTATGCGGTCTGGTGGATTCGGCAAACCATTGATCGTGGTGTGATGAACGATGATCGTGATGTACGGCTGCCGGTTCATATCCATAAACGGATCCGCAAGATGTTGCGCGGTGAAGCTGAGGATGATTGGCAGCTCGCTATATTGACGGATGGAAATCATATTGGAATCCGGACGGCTGGCCCGTATCGCTTTGAAGATGGAGAAGTTGAGTTACCGGACGAGCAGGACCACATCGGTGCGGTTGAGCACATGTACCTGATTGATGAAATCAAGGATATTCTGGAGCAGATGGTTGAGGACAGCCCATACGAGACGATGGAGCGGAACGTCCGTATATACCGCCGCCGGATGGGCCTTGATGGCCTTGACCCGGTTACCCTGGAGGAATGCGGGCAGGAGGTCGGAATGACTCGGGAGCGGGTCCGCCAGGTATGTGAGGAGGTCAAAAAACAATTGAGGGTGAGACTGCACGAGTACGCGTAGGGGGCGAGATGGATATAAACGAACTGGAGGAGTGGCTGGTAGACGAGTACGCCGCTGCTGGCCGCGCTGGGATGGCCACGGCCACCGAGGACAGAGAACGGTTTGCAGCGATCGGGAAGCAACGATTCATTGAGGCGCTTTTCGATAAATTTCACACAGATCCAACACGGGTCATCGTAAGGATGGTCCAGAAGGGGCAGCCGGTACCGGGATTTCCGCCCCCGCTACCCCAATAACGGACCGGGCATAAGCCTGCTCCACCAAGTAACCTGACGCCGCCTGATGGCCGCGAGGGAGTATGAGTCATGAGTGAGTTCCAAGAAGACACCACCAATATGGATGATGCGCTGGCCAGTTTTGTCAGCGTTGAGAGAGTAAGGCATGGGATCGACGAGGAGCCCGCCAGTGTAGACGCTGAGCCGGCCCCCGACGAGGATCCGGCGGATGAGAGCGCAGCTGCGGCAGATGACGAGCAGCCCGGTGACGGCCAGGCTGTTGATGATTCGGCGAGTGGCGACGACACTCCTCCAGAAGATCCCGATGATTCTCCCGACACTACGGATGGCGACGGCCCTCAAGCAGATGCCGGCGAGGATACTCGGACCCAGGAAGAACTGCTGGAAGCTCTCAAAAAATCCGAAGAACGTGTTGTCGCCCTGGAGCATACGAACGACTCAAACAAAGGGAGAGTAAAGGCGCTGCAGCGTAAGGGCCAGTCCCTGCGCAACCAGCTATCTGCTCTCGGAACAAGTAGAGTTGGGCCCTCCCAAGAGACGGCCCAACGTGAACTGACAGAGGCGGAGAGCGAGCTCGCTCAACTTAAAGAGGAGATGGGTGAGGATTACCCAGCTACTATCAAGTTGGTCAATGCCGCTCTGCGGGTGAATAGCCTGCGCACCGCTGGTGCAGTTGACGAGAAGCTCGACCCCCTACGCACTGCTGCTGAGACTCTAATCACTGAAGAGGTGCACTCGGATAGCGTGGAGGTCGCGGAATTATTGTCGGCAAAATACGATGTGCCAGGCCTGGTGAACTCGGAAGGGTTTGCCAAGTGGCTCGAGGTGTTACCCCCGACATACCGCGAACTCTTCGATAATTCCGAAGATCCCGCCGATCAGTTGATGATTCTCGACACTTATGCGGAAGGGCGCGATGTTTCAGAATTTTTGGTCAATCCACCGGCCCAGACCGAACCCGTAGAGACTACTGACTCAGACAAGGACCTGCCGCCCTCAAACGATGGTGTCAGGAGCCAACAGGAGAAGGACGCTGCCGACATCGACGGTAAAGCGAACGCACTGCCAGACCCAGCGGGTCCCGCAGGCGGCGCAGCCGACAATAGCGCAGAGGCCTCCTTCGCCATAGTCGAGAAGGAAAAACAGCGGGCAAGGGAAGGGAGGACCCGGAGGGTTGAGATTCCCTAATCTACTGAAACCCACGGAGGTTAGCGCATGGTGCTAACTGCATTCGGCGATATCGGTAATCGTACCGCCGGCTGGGTAGTTTCTGAGATGCTGGAGCATGCGAGACCGCAGCTCGTTCTGACAAAGTTTGGTCAGCATTTTATTATGCCAACCAACAGCTCGAACATTGCGCGTTTTCGGCGCCCCGTACCATTCTCGGTAGCTACTACGGCACTTACCGAAGGGCAGACGCCGACTGCCCAACAGATGTCCTACACGAACGTGACCGCGACCCTGCTGCAGTATGGTGCGGTGGTTGAGATCACTGACAAAGTGCAGGACATGAATGAAGACCCAGTGTTGAAAGACGCTGCTCTTCTGTGCGGCGAACAGGCCGCGGCAACCATTGAGGTTTTGACCTGGAACGTACTCCGTGCGGGTACGGCAGTGCTCTACGGAGCATCTGGTGACAGTGCCAGGACCGACGTGAATGATCCGATCTCCCTCTCCCGTCAACGAGCGGTTACGGCCGTCCTGAGACGTCAGAAAGGAAAGAAGATCAACAAAATGCTGTCGGGCTCGCCCGATGAGAACACCACCCCGATCGAGCAATCCTACATTGCTTTTGGTCACACCGAGCTTGAATCGGACATCAGGGATATGGCTGGGTTCGTCCCGGTAGCTCTGTATGGTTCGCGCGAGCGGCTGTGTGAGTTCGAGGTCGGCTCTTGTGAGGACACGCGGTATGTCCTGACAGCAGAGGTAACCAATTTCGCTGATAGCGGATCGTCCACTCTCAACGGCATGCGTTCAACCAGCGACTCGCAGGTTGACGTATATCCGATTGTATTCATCGCTCGCAATGGCTACGGTTGTGTGCCGCTGAAAGGGTTCAATTCAATCACTCCATCCGTCCTGAATCCTGGCACACCCAGCAAGTCTGACCCCCTGGGGCAGATCGGCTATGTGGGCTGGAAGACATGGTTTGTTGCAGTGATCCTGAATCAGACCTGGGTGCATCGACTCGAAGTCGGCGTTACCGACCTGGGCGACGGATAATCGTCGCTTAGCACACTGAACGGCGGGTCCCTCGGGGCCCGTCCTTCACTTAATCCCTGGAGGCATATAGTGGATACCCTCGACTTAACAGCAGCATTATCGAATATCGCGGGCGGAAAGGACGCAGGAGCAGCAGATCTGCGTGAGTACATCGCCGAATACCTGGGCCTCGAAGCGCCCAGATCCCACAACAAGACGCAGTTGTGGGGCATGATCTGTAAGGGGGAGGAGAATATCCCCGAAGAGATCGTGGAGGCCATCAAGGCCAAGCAGATTCAGTCCAAACAGCCATTCAAGCCTGCGGGCGAGCCCAAGCCGAAAGACCCGGACCCGAATTTTGATCCAAAAAAAGCGCTACGGGAATTCATGCTGACCGAGACAAATGATCAGATGAAGTACCTCGCCGGTATGGCGCCGGAAGAGCGCGTGGCCATGCTGTTCGCCATACCCAACGATCAGATGTCGCTGCCCACAGTTCTCCCGATGCGGGACTTGTACAGGCGCATTCAGCGCGAGATGATGTTTTTGGCCGATGAGATGTTTGAGGTCATGACGTTCGAGCAACGGCGTGAGTCTTACACAGGCCCGCGGTCACGATCAGGACAGGTTGCGCCGCTCAAGGTGCAGGTAAAGCTACTGCCGGACCCGGATGATGCGCAGGACCCGCAACTCTGCTCCCAAGGCACTAATTGGCAGGTCATGCGTGATGTCGTGGTGGATTTGCCCTGGCGGGCATTCAATGCGCTCAATGATGCGCATTATCCACAGGACCGGGATACGGGACAAAAGGACCCGATCACCCAGTTGCCTCTCTATGAGCAGGTTGAGGTGTACGTGTACCCGTTCACGATTCTCGGCACCATTATGCCGGAGGGTTACGGGTTTGCAGACAAGAGTTACAAGCCGGTAGAAGAGGTCCTGGAGCCGGAACTGGAGTTATTGTAGATGGCGCTATACACGTACCTCGAGCAATGTCAGCGGGCTTGGCAGGAATCTGGGCAATCGGGTGAGGGCCTGCCCACGGCTCTGGATGCGCTGACGGGTAGAGAGAAGGAGGTGCGGGACGCGGTTGCGTTCTCGAACACCCTTCTACAGAACTACCAGAACTGGGATTGGCTGTGGAACGAGATCACGGGATTTTCCCTGACCTCGGGCACAAACCGGTATTCCGCGGCAACGCTTGTCGCTGGAACAAACCATGTCGTGCGCTCATGGAACCTGCCGCTTTGTTATGTAACGCCATCTGGGGGGCAACGGGGCAAACTGACGCGTGAGAAAAGCCGGGAGGTCTGGAAACAGGAGCGATCGGTGCAAGCCGGAAATACCGGCCCCCCAACCAAGTTCTATCTGTACCCGAACAATGATCTGGAGTTTGGTCCGTTGGATATGAGCGCTGGCCACACCGTTGATCTTGAGTACTGGCGGAAGGGCGTTGACCTCAACATGAACCTCAGCACGGCGAATACTGATCTGTCCGGGGTTGCGGTTAGTGATGATACTTTGCCGGATGCGGATATGGATGAAGCGTTTGATGACATTATCTGGCAGATGGCCGCAATGATCATGTCGGAGAAGATATCGGCGGTCGAGCGATCAGAAACCTGCAGGGCCTGGCTGGCCGAGCAGATCTCGATGATGGGCCGGGATAACCTACCTGAACTGGCTTTTGCACAAAGCGAGTTTTTGAGACATCAGAGCTACTTTGGTGATCAGGCTTGACGGCCCCTTATCGCATTTTAACAAGGTTAATGTAGAGTATCGATGATCAGGCGTAAGGGAATAAGCAGGCCGCTCAGGAATAAACTGACGCCGACCGCGTTCGCGATCGACGATGGCTTAGACTTAATATCTGACGACCTGGAGATATCGCCTGGAAGGCCCAAGGACGGCATCAACTATGTGCTGCGTAAGCAGGGCGGCGTGGAGCGGGTTTGGGGGTACCAGTTATTCGATGGCACGCCTACCACAATAATTCCGGATCCGTCGGTAGATCTCTCGGACACGAACATCACCAATCCGATCGGTGAGGATACGCTCTTCGCGCAGGCATCAGGGGTGATGACCCTGACCGCGCTGAATGGGGGGACTGCCAAGGTCTCATTTGAGTTCACAACAGTAAATGGAGGGAGCTGTACATTCACCTTCGATCAGGACTCTGCTGCGATCAATTACACGGTGGGGAGTACGGAAGAGGGTACCGACATTACCGGTGAGACCGATACCGGGGCGGGCGCCAAGACCAACACGGTGGCATTCACCGCGCTTGGAACCAAGAGCTATATTACGCTCTACTTCACGACTGCGACGGCCCAGACGTACGATACGTTTACCTGGGCGACGGCACGGGCATCTGCGATGGCTCAGGCGCTCGATGTCAGGGCAGTCTTCCAGGTTGGCACGACTTGGTACGCCATTCAGAACAATGCCGGAGAGACAGCGGGTCTCCTTTTCAAGGAATCCACGAGCGGCTGGACCGCCGTTTCCCTTGGAAACCGACTCGGATTTGATACCGGACTGCTTGCTGAAGTTGAGGAGGGAGACACAATCGTTGGGGCGGTTTCCGGGGCCTCTGCGACGGTTAATCGGGTAGTTCGCAAGACCGGGACTTGGAAGGCAGGCGATGCGGCGGGGTTCTTCTGTATCGGCACAGTGACTGGGGGGCCATTCCAAGCCGAGGGCTTGACCGTATCTGGTGTGTTATCCGCCAATGCGACCGGGGCAGAGACCGCGATCACATTGCCTGCTGGCGGCACATATGACGTGAAGATCGGTAGTTACTATTCCGGCGTATCGGGCAAGCGGGCGTATGGTGCTAACGGGGTAGGGACAGCGTTTGAATTTGACGGGACTACCTTTGTACCTATTGAATCAGGGCTCAGCGGCGATACTCCCAGCCACGTCGAGGTGGGTGAGTATCACCTGATGTTGGGCTGGGATACTGGGGACTGGGCTTGGTCGAGTACGCTGCTTCCGACGGTATTCGATGCATACCGCGGGGCGGGGACCGAACTGATCCCCGATGAGATCACCGAGATCCGCAAGCTCGAGGGCGCGGGCAGGACTGCATTTATCTGCCGAGATTCGCTCTTTATCTTGAGTGGGGACGTGAGCTCATCCTGGCGGATGGACTCGTACACCTACGAGGTGGGCGGGATTGCGGGCACGGCAGGCATGCTGGGCTCCAAACTGTTCTACCTGGATGATCAGGGCGTGACTTGGTTGGGCGCTTCTCAGGACTTCGGTGGATATGCGCGCGAGCCAGTCAGTTTTGATGTGGATCCAGACCTGATCAAAAGAAAAAACGATGTGACGGCCAGCCTGGTATCCAAACGGACAAGCACGTACAGGTTATTTTACGGGGCGAGGGCGTTTTACTTCACAATGAAGGGGACGGAATTGCGCGGGGTTATGCCGGTTCTGTTGGACGATACAGTGCTTTGTACGGGGGTTGGTAGGGACGCGAACGGCAAAGAAATGCTGATGTTCGGGTCCGATGGTGGTGAGGTGTTTCATTTAGATAACTCCTCGTATTTCGATTTTGCGGATATTGAGGCGTGGATCAAACTGCCGTTCAATTTTGTTGATAATCCGTTACTTATCAAGGAGTTTATCAAAGCTGTTATAGGCATGAAGGTGGACGATCTCGATGCATTCAATCTCTCTGTCCGGGTTGAGTACGGGCAGAATGCTCCAAGAGGAGCTGCAGCGGATAATTGGACGTTTGCGTCACCAGACGGGGGGGTACCGGCGATTTGGGCGTTTGCCAATTGGGCAGAGTTTTTCTGGGGGGTTACGGATTCAAATCATGGGACGGTCCCTCTGCGAGGGATTGATACCTCAATCTCGTTCACGTTCTATTCGGATGGGGACGGTGGCCAGGCTCATTCAATCAATGATGTAACGTTCCTTTACAAATCAGAGAGCATACAGGTGTAGCTGATGTCTACATATTTCACGATCCCTGCTGGTCACGGACTGGTTGATAAACAGATCGCACGTGGCAGCGATGTCCTCGCTCTGTTCAACCGTGTTGATACCGGGTTTGGATATCTGCCCACGCCAGAGACGGGCGCGAACCCCGGCTTTGCAGAAGTCTTCACCGTTCAGACACCGACAGCGGACGCGCATGCTGCCACCAAGGCCTATGTGGATACGGTCGCGATATCAGGTGTAGTCTTTGCCAACCAGGCTGAGACGGATGCTGGTACAGAGGCAGCCAAGGCGGTACCGCCTGATCACCTGAACTCTTGGCCGGGCTCCACCAACATCACGACCCTGGGCACAATCACCTCACTCACAGCGAGCGCGATCACGGTCGATAACCTGTCGATCGATGGGAATACGGTATCCTCGACGACCGGGGACCTCAATCTCACGCCTGTTGCCGGTAGCCAGGTTGTCCTGGACGGAGTGATCAACGTGGATGCCGGCGTGGTGACCGGTGCGACCTCGATCACATCCACTGCATTTGTCGGCGCGCTGACGGGCAATGCGGATACCGCTACAACAGTTACCGCGGCCGCTCAGGCAGCGATTACCTCTCTTGGCACCTTGACCACCCTCACCGTTGACGATATCACGATCAACGGGAACACCATCTCCTCTGCCGGCGCGTCCAGCCTGGCGATCACCCCCACTGCTGGTCAGAACATCACGTTTGACGGCACAGTTACGCTCGATGCGGGCGTGATTGCAGGCGCGACCTCGATTACTTCGACCGCCTTTGTGGGCACTCTCAGTACGGCTGCACAGCCCAACGTGACCAGTCTGGGTACCCTCACAACCCTGACGGT